CCCCACTCATGCGGGGGCAGGCTTTCGGTCGCGGCGGACAGCCCGAGCAATGTCAGTGCCTCGGCCTGAACATGCCGATCGAATGCAACCGGTAGCCCCCTGCAACCGGGATCGACCGTGACATGCTTGGGCAGACGCGGTCCAAACATCGGCATGGCCCGACCTCCTCGCCCCACCCTATCCAGAACATTTCAAGAACAAAAGCAATTTCACAGCTCCTTGCGGATCGCGAGCTGATGCGGTTCGAACCCGCAGCCCTTGAGCACACGCGCCCAGCCGGGCCGGCTCTCGATCACGATGCCAATCGCCCCGATCGCGCGTGCCCACGCCTCGACCTGCGGCACGATGATGTCGCGAACCTCGCCCACGTCGCCGGCCGCGACCAGCCCATGCACGTCATAGGTGCCCGTCGGATAGGTGCGGACCTCGGTCACCGCCGCAGCATGCGCGCTCCGCCAGAATTGGGCCATGCCCGCGAGGATATGTGTGTCGAGCCATTCGGCCGTGTGCAGCCGCGCGTCCATAGCCGCCGCGAACGCCGGCCGCCACGCGCGATAGCCGGTCCAATCGGTCATGAACGCCTCCGCGCACGAAGCTCGTCGCGCATCACACTATGTTCCCGGCCGCGTCCTTCCACACGCCGCTCGCGTGCCGCCAGATCGGCTTGCCCAGCGTCGTGTCGTAATACATCTGCCCCGTCACCGGTCGCGCCGGCCGATCGGCGGTCGTGCCCTGGCCGGACAGGCGACGGACGAGCGCGTTGGTGGTGTCGCGCGCCTTGCGGTTCCAGGTCGCCTGGTCGCGTTCATTGTCCTTGATCAGCAGGCTCATGGTCGCCCTCCCGCCATCACCTCGACATCGTAGCCCTGGGCGTAGGTCCACGCGGTCCCTGCCGGGATCGAAAGTTGGATCCGCGTCAGATTCCAATTTTCGCGGCAGCGGTAGCTCCCGTTCGCCTGGCGCGCGGCATAGCTCGTCTCCTGCGGCGTCTGATCGGCCGCATTGATGCCAGCGATCGCAACCGTCGCCTGATCCGCATCGGTCAGCGGGCGGACCGATCGGATGCGGTTGCGCGCGCCCGGCGCCAGCGCCCTGAATCCGTCGACGAATGTCGCGGGCACGGCCGGGCCGGAGAGCGTGCCGATCCGGTGTGCGCCGTCGAACAGCATCGCGGTCGGCGTGCCGCCGCGCAATGCGGTGCTGTCGATCGTCAGCCCGGCGGCGTCGATCGATGCATAAAGCGCGTCCAGATCTTCGAGGCTCGACGAGGGCGAGAGTGCCGGAAAGAGCAATTCGGTCGTGATTGTCGCTGTCGTCCACCGACCTTGCGCATAATTGTACAGGAACAATGTCGACGTCGGATCGGCCGATGGTGCCGCTACGATGTAGAGTGCGCGCGCCGGATCGACCACAGCGCTCATCGCTCCGAAATAATTGCGGTCGATCAACGAGCGGAAGGTGCGATCAACCTTTTCGTCGCCGATCGCCTGCACGCTCGTCCCGTCGCACGTCATGAAGCCGCGATTCGACCAGAAGAAGGCCAGCTTGCCCCAGCTCGCGAGGCTCTTCGGGGCGGCGCAGCCTGCGTCGGTGACGATTTCGTCATACTGCCACACCGTATCGTCGGCAGTATAGGTCATGCGCAGGATACGGTTCTCCTGGAAGACGAGCCCATATTCGCCGCCGACGATGCCGGTGACGTCGCCGCCGGCGGGCATGTCATATTGGCCCGCCTCGGATGCCCCGCCGGGCGTCCAGTTCGCCGGATTTCCGTTGTCGGACCAGGCGATGCGCAGGCTGCTTCCGCCCGCATAGCCAGCAACGACGAACCCCCGCACCACGCCCAGGAAGCGCGCCGTCGGCGGGCTCCCGCCGAGCAGTGTCATGCCGCTCGGTGAAGCGGGGTCGAACTTTCGGATCGCATCGACGCCGTTGGTGGCGAGCATGAATGCGCCATAAGGACAGAAGCGCACACCCAGATCACGCGTCCCCGCCAACCCCGATGCGACGCTGGCATAGCCCGCGCTCGAATAGAGATAGATGTTGCTCGTCGTCGCGGCGAACAGATAAGGTGCGCCAGTATAGCGATAGCCGCCCGCGCCGATGCAGCGCGCGGGCAGCGTCCCATTCTTCAAGGCGGCAAAACTGTTGAGCGGCGCATAGCCGCCCGCAATCGCGACCGCGCCATCGGCCACCGTCAGCCCGTCGTTCAAACGCGCGGGCCTATCGGGCAGATAGTCCCCGAACAGGATCCGGCTCATGGCGTCACCGATTGGCTAAGCGTGCCCTTGAGCCGCATATTGCCCGACGCGTCGATCGAAGCGACATTCACCCCGCCGACAACAAAGTAGAATTTGTTGGCCGAACGATCATAAACCAGGCCGTCATTGAGATCGAAGCTGATCTGCGGGTTCGAACCCAAGCTGACGCCGAAATTTGCGTCGCCGAACGTAACCGGCCCGCCGGTAAAGTTGTGCCCTGCACCGGAGTCGGACCCATATTGCATTGCACCCGCGTCGGTGTTGGAGCCTACATAGCCGCTGCGCAGTCCGTCTGATTTAAAAAGCTCGAGGATGCCTGTGGTGCCAGCGATGCTCGAGCGCGACAGGCGAATGCTGCCTGCGCCGGGAACACCCTTGGCAAGGAGTGTCGGTGCTTGGAACTGATCTGAGCTGGCACCGGTGGTGTCGAGCGTGAAGCGCGGCGCGTTGCCGATAATGAATTGATAGGCGTTGGAGCTGCGGTTGAAGGTCAAATAATCGGTACTATCGAAAGCAAGCAGGGGATTCGACCCCGCGAACGTCGCGCCGAAATTAATGTCGCCGAAAGTCGTCGTCCCACTCAGCGCGATCACGCCTCCTTGGGGATTCAGCGTGATGCTTGAGCCCGCGAGGACAATCGGCTTGAATGCGCTCCCGCTGCGGTCGAACGACAGCACATAGCCCGTCACCCCGTCCCACTGTAGCTCCACACCGCTGCCGGACGTTGGTGCGCTTGATCCGCTCGACCGGAGATAATGGGCGTCGACAATGCCGCCGAAGGTGGCATTGCCGGCGGTATCGAATGTAGCCGTCACGGTCGAATCGCAGCCGATCGTGAAGCTGTTGGTGGCGGGGTCGCCGTTCCAATTGCCGAGACGCCAATTGACCACGCCGTCCTTGGAAAGGTCGATCAAGGGCAGCCGCGCGCTCTCCAGCGACAAATTGCCGTCGGTCGTGAACCGATTGGCGACTTTGGTCTCCAGGTCGGTGAGACGTCCCTCCAAATTCTGAAAGGTCACCGAGGTGCTGAGCCGCTGCGACATCAGCCGTCCACCAGAAACTGGGCGCCGCCATCGGCCGGCCCGGCTGCACCGCACCCGAGGCCGGATCGGTCGGTGACGCTCGCCCGCATCCGGATCGGCCCGCTGCCGTGGCGCGCGCGTCGGCCGGCCTCGTTGGCCTCTTCGATCAGCTCGTCATACCACGCTTTCAGCATAGGCAGCCGCGCGTCGTTCCAGCCGCGGAATTCGGCCATGGCCAGGCTTGCCGCAACATAGAGATCGGGGTGCTTGTCGAGCAGCCAGTTGGTCGGATTGTCGTCGGCCAGGGCCGGTATCTTCTGCTTGTAGCAAAGGGTGATCGCGTAAGCGGCATCCGGCGATGGCGCGACCAGCAACGATGATCCGCTGATCGCATAGGCCTGCGGCTGGCCGATCCGGCTCGACGGGAAGAGCGTGCGCAGGGTCGCGAGCGACGTCTGCTCCAGCGCGATCCGGGGCGATGTGTTGAGCGTGCATTCGCGCACTTCGCGAAAGTCCGCCGGCAGGTCGATCGTCGGCATGCTCGCGTCGAGCGTGGTCGTCGCTTCCATCTCCGGGGCGTTGAGCAGGCGCGATAGCCGCCGCTCGGCGAGACCTATGCACTCGGCCGGATTGACGTTGGCGGCGCTGTCGTCGAGCCACGCGAGCAAGCATGCCTGCAGCTCCGCATAATTGCGCGGTTCGGTCATGAAGACCTCCTTTGGTGATGGTGCTCGTGCTGGCGCGGTCATGCCGATGGCCGCACGTTACAGGATGATCTGTTTGACCTTGCACCAGCGATAATCGCTGGAATTCAGGAGCGTCCTGACGGCATCGGCATGCGCCGGATTCCAGGCGTTGACGCCGAACCGCGTCAGCCATTCATACATCACGCTCGTCGGGATCGAGGCCGCGTGCCACAGGTCGGCGCGGCGATCGAAGCTTTCGTTCTGCAAGGCCTTGTTGCGCTCGACGACGGCGCGGTCGTCAATCTCGGTGCGCACGCGCACGCTGTCGGGATCGTCTCCGGCCGCAATATATTTGCGGACGCCGCGAGCGGGATCATGATCGATCAGTTCCCAGGCGGGCATCGGATACTCCTTCGCTGCACCATGGCGAAAAGGCGCGGGGGCCCAGACCCCCGCGCCTCCCGTGATCGATCAGCTCAGGTCGGCGACCACGCCCGACGCCGCCTCGTTGAGGCATTTGAGCGCCCATTCGACGCTCAGCATCTTGCGCGTCGACAGGCCGGTCTTGGCGAGGTCCTGCACCGCCAGCGGATCGAGCGTGCCGATCTCCCAATATTCGGGATCGACGATCAGCGCGTCGCGCGCCGAGCAGAAGCGCGACGGCACGAACTGCACCTCGCCGAAGTCCGAGACATAGCTGTCGGCGCCCGCGACGATCACCGCTTTCCTGTTGCCCGTCTCGCGCCGCTGCTGGGCGAGGCCGGCGAAGGCCGCCGCGGTCTGCTTCTGGCCGCCGGCGGTGATCACCATCTTGGGGTTGCCGCCCTTGGCCCAGATCGACTGCAGCATCGTCTTGAGCAGGGCTTCAGTATAGGCCCGCTGCGTGCCGTTGGTCGCGGCCGCAACCAGGCCGGTGCCCGAACTGAAGCCGCCATTGGCGCCGCTCGCCCCGCGCGCGGTGTTGCTGGTCAGCCAGGCGAGCGCGCCCGCGGTCTGGCCGGCAACGCCCGCCGCCGGCGCGACCGAGGCGTAATTGCCGCACGCGCGCGCTTCCATGTCGGTGCGCAGTTCGCGCCCGGCCTTCATGATCTCGCGCGCGAGCTCCGATTTGCGGCCGGCCTTGTTGGTCGCCTCGACAGTGGAGGAGACGCCGACCACCTTGGTGCTGATCTGGGTATAGCTGCTCACCCGCGCAGTGTTGGCGCGCGCGTCGTTGGCAAGATCGTCGCCCTGGATCTGCGCGTTGGCGGGGTTGGCGGAGGCGAGGCCGTCGGTCTGCCATTCGGTCTTGGTCGCGGAGCATTTGCCCGTGCCGATGGCGTTGAGGAAGGGCGTGTCATCGGGGAAGAGCTCGGCGATCTTGTTGCTGAGATCCTCGCGCACGCCGACGCGATTGACGTTCTGAACGGTGTTCGTGGGTACGGTCATGTCGTTGTCCTTTTGGGAGTGAAGATTCTCCGCTCGCAGCGGGGATCAGTTCAAAGCGTGATGCCCATGCCGTCGAGCAGCGCCGCATAGGCCTCGCCCGATCGCTCGGATTTGGCGCGCGCCCAGGCGGCGTCGCGGCTGCGCGCGGATTGTTCGGCGCGGCTCGGGGCGATGCCCGGCCTTGCGACGCGCGGCGCTGCCCGCGCGGCGCGGACGGCGTCCGGCCTGGCCGATTGCAGCTGGTCATATTTGTCGGCCTTGGCCTTCCATTCGGCCGCCGCCCTGAGCGCGAGTATGTCGGTCGCGTTCGCCTCGCCCATCAATTCCATCGAATAGCCAAGCTCCGCTCCGACCGCTTCGAGGTCGGTGAGCAGCGCCCGCCGTCGTGAAACATCGGTCCAGTCGTCGCCCAGTTCGGCCGCCAGCGCCGCATGATCCTGCGCGAGCGCATGGTGGCGGGTGAGCGCGTCGCGTGCCTGGGCTTCGGCTTCGGCCTGGGCGGCTGCCCGCGCCAGCGCCTGATGCTGGGCGACCTCGCTCTCATAATGCGCCTGCAATTCGTAAAAGGCCTGCGGATCTTCCGCCAGCAAGGCGGGGTCCGGGCGCTGCGGCATGCGTTGCGCCGCGATCTGCTCGAGGTGCGAGGCATAGAGATGCTGTTGGTCGGCGAACAGGGCGTTGGCCTCGGCCACGGCATTGCGCCTGGCCTCCGCCGCCGCGGTGGTCGCCGCCTGCACGGCGCGTTCGCGCTGGGCCTCGCGCGCCGTGACCTTCTCGCGAAGCTCGGGCGGCAGCTGCTCGAACAATGCCTTGGCGTCCTGGTCCCACGATACCGGCGGGACGATGGCCGGATCGCCCGGTTCGTCCTGCGGCAGCGGGTCGTCGGCGTCGGACGACGCCGGCTCGCCCGCGCCGTCCGCGAGCGGATCCTGTTCGTCCTCCAGCCGATCGAGGAACAAAGCGAATTACTCGACGCGGTCGTCG